ATTTTATGTAAAGGATGTTCTGCATTCCAAGTCTCTACTCCACAATTCGAAGATAGAGATGCTGTTTTGTAGGTACAGACGCAGCCACAAAACGAACAGTGAAGTTCGTCTCTACTAGTCTCGTAGTGCTTGCCCGTAAGTTGTACATATTCGGGAGAAGTGATTGCGTTTGCTGAATTGTAGGGACAAGCGATACAAATGTCCATTCGCTCTGCGATAATGTTCTGTTTTTCATCACTCAGTAGTTTGAATTGGTTGGCTGTCTTCGTCGCTACTCCCTCCAATACTTTGTTCAAATTCTTTAGCCCCTTCAGGCTCAGGGCCATGTACTCTTTGTAAGGATTCATATAATTTTTGGTGGTTTATTACTTGGGATTCATAGGTTCTGTCCATGTAGGTTACTAGTACATCATTGTATAATTTCTTGGACTTTGCTCTTTCATATCTTGCTTTAAATAGTTCAAGCCAGTTCTCAAGCATGTAGTAGTTGGCATAACCTCTCATTGCTGTTAGGTCTTCTCTAGGTTCCAAAGTCAGAAGGTATTCAGACTTAAGTTTCTTAGAGATTAACTTCATAGCTCTTCTAGGACTAAATACTAAAACACCTAAGCCAGACAATCTTACTTTCACAGTAGGTAGTTCTACTATGTCTTCAATGGTCTTTTTTAGGTACCACTCATAGACAGTACTTACCTTGTCGATAGTAAGATCCATTTCCTTAGCTACGTCTGAGTAGGCAGCAAAAGTCTTTATCTCGATGGTTTCGTATATATCTTTTCTTGCTCTCATGCAGGAACTGCTACTTCTAGTTTATTTGTAGAAAGAACTAAAGTGAGTGTGACACCTTGCTTGCTAGTAGGACACAGTCTTGGATTGACTGAGTTTTTTTCTAAGATGCCCATCTTTCTTAATTTAGTTATTCCGTTAGAGATAACTTGGATTGATGTGTCAAACTCACTTGCGATTCTTTCTTTTACTCCTTTGTCTAATGTGCCGTAAAATGAACTATGGGCTAAGATACTAGTGTATAGGTCTGATAACCTATACCCTGCAAGCCTAAGTAATACATCAATATAAGCTTGATGCAACTTGACTCCTTCCTCGTATTTACGTGCTACTTTCATTGGTTTGGTTTATTTTTGGATAAACAAATATACGATTGTAACAAAAAAAGTCAAGTCTAATGTTAAGTCTAGAGGGCTTTGTAATATCAAATGTTAGCCATGTTAATCTAATTTCTAACTTAGATAATTATTTTATGTTCAAATTGGATTTAGACGAACACTATAGACAAAACTAGATTTAAGAGTATATTTGTATTAAACAGATACTGCTATGTCAATGGAAAAAGTTAAAAAACCGACCTCGGAAGAAGTGTTTGAGTTCTTCCTTTTAGCCTTGCAGGATGAAGAGGTCAAGATAGCAGGAGATATAGGAGGATTTAAAGATGCTTTGTATCAAGGCTTCAAAGACTTTACCTATAGAAAGAAGTACACAGAAGAAATGTTGTTTGATTACATAGACTATGCTTTAGAGTCTATTCTAGGAGATGATCAACCTATGCAACAAACAGATTACATGCATGCTCAGAATGTAGCTGGACTTTAAGTTAAGCAAGAATTCTTTCACAAATTTTCAACATGCATGTCTACTTACCAGTAAGTCACTTTATATTTGTTACCCCGACACCATTTCTTAATGTTCGCAGACGAGGATTAAAAAGTAATCTGCTAGAAGTTGGATAGTATGAGTAGCCCTCAGAGGTGAAAAGAGGTTTCTCCGATAGTGTCAAAATGTTCTAATGAAGTTTGCAGTGCTCTGACCTACAAGTAATAGACCGTAGGCAATAAGTGGACAGAACAGAGACTTAGCTCAGAGGGATTCTCCGAGGGCTATTTGGTTAAAAACTGCTGCAATATAAGTTAGAATAGAAAGTCAAAATAGACTACTTCTCAGAATGAGAAGGAAAAAAAACTATTTCAAATTTTCAAATCCATTCTTAAAAGACTTCTCTAATGCCTTAGAATAAGCTTTTCTGTTATGAGGAATACCTTCTACAGAAACAAACATAGCATTAACATAGACAGTCTTTTTAGCCTCTCCAAGAACAATTACTCCATTTAGATTTATCTCAGTGATTACAATATAGTCTCTCTTGAGAAATTGTAACCCTACGATATTTAAGAGTTCTTCAGGCATAGCAATGGATTTGATTGTTCCTGAAATAGGACTGCCCTCATTACATAATTGGTACTTAGAAGAAGCGATTTCTTCTAGAGTTGTTTGTGCTCCAAAGATTATAGGTCTTCCTCCTATTTCTGTTACAGAAGCAATTGATGTTACAGTGTCAACTTTATAGCATTGAGCACTCAGAGAAGTCATCATAGTGACTAGAAACGAAAGTATAAATAGTTTTTTCATGATTAATAAGTTACTGCTCCAGCATAGCCAGGAGCTATCAAATATAAATTTAAAGTTCCTCCTGTAGTTAGAGTAGTTGTAGTGTGTGTAGAGACTCCAGGATAAGTTACACGTGTGTTCACTTTAGAGGACACTATAGCATTATATTGAGCTGTAGTGAAGATTCTTACGTCAGGTGCTATTCTCCATTTAGAAAACCTACCAGCTTTTCTTGCAGCTACATAGTACTTATCTGCTACTGAGATTAATCCATCATCATTTACGTCAAACATATGAAAGGATAATCCATTCCTTACAGTCTTTCCTAGAACTACATTAGAAACTGCTTGAATGTCTGTGTTAGTGTAAGCCTGAACTCTCGTAGGAGCACTTATTTCTATGTAGTATTCCTTAGAAGGATCGTAAGCTTCAGAGATAGAATAGTAACCCGAAGAGTTAGTATAGATAGTTTTGTAGAGTGCCCAAGAAGAAGTAGTTACTAGGTATTCAAATTCTAGCACGTAAGGTAGAGCGTAGTTATTAGGTAAGTCATTCCATTTACCATTAGATACAAATTGAACATAGTCTTCGTTACCTGCGTTATTAGGTTCTCCAGAGTTCCAGTTAGAATAAGAATAAGTTTCTCCTGTCACCCATCTCCAAGTTCCTTCACTCACCTCATCTGTTAGTCCTATCCAACCAGAAGGCCAAAGATTAAATAAAAAGCTTTGCTCTCCAGAACTTGTAATAGTTACTAAGTGTCCTCCCATATTAGAACAGTTAGTCCTAGCAGTAGTCCACGTAGCACTTCCTGTAGAACGGTAATAAGAGTGTCCGTTGTAGTTTTGTTGATTGGTAAAACCTGTTATGGTTTGATTAGTCCTTCTATAAAGCTTTATAGCCACATTAGAGGCACCAGAACCATTTGCGTTATACAAGTACCCAGAATAAGTAAATTGTGCGCTTAGGGGGCTTGTAATCAATAATAGGATAACTAGCCATCTCATATCAATAACTTGGCTCCCATTAAAAGTTGAAAGTTTAATATGTCTTGTCCTGCTACGTATGTTCCTCCTCCAGTGATGCCTAAGCCAAAAGTCTTGGTCATCTTGTAGGTAAAATTAAAGAAAGGAATCACAATAGGCTTAGCTTCAAATATAGATTCTGTGTAATACTTAGAGTACGGAGAATAGATACCAGCCATGATAACTGTAGCGTCTATGTGTTTGGTAAGTTTACCTTTGTACATAAATCCTCCTATGGCAATTGTAGAAATCATTTCTTCTCCGAATAACTTACCATAGGTTCCTGCTGCTCCATAGAGTGCTGTGAAGTTTTTAACTGAATTAACTCTTACAAATAGAAGAGTGTTTGACATTGACTTAGGCATTACGCTAAGTCCATCAGATATAACACTTATGTGTTTGTTTCCTTTTTTGTTTGCTCCTATCCAGGAGCGTACGCAAGAGATATTTCCTATCCTAGCGTTAACCATGTAGTCAGCTGAAAACCCAAGAGAAGAAGTACCATCTCCTTTCACTCTTGTAAAGGAGGCAGTACCTCTTGCATCTTGTGCTCCATCAGACTTAGTCTGAATACCAACTAAATCACCAGTTACTAAGATCGCAGGCTTAGCAACTTCGGCTTTAGCTTTATTTGCTGCTTTCGCAGTACTAGAAGACTGAGTCTTTTGTTGCTCAGTTTTAGTTTCTTCTACTTTTTGTTCTGAGGGTTTCTCGGTTTGTACTTCCGTTTTTTCTTCGGTTTTACCACCACTTCCTCCACCACCTTCGGAGCTTCCACTACTGCTTCCACTACTTCCACTACCACTGGAGTTTCCTCCACTACTACTGGAGCTGGAGCCACTGCTTCCTCCATTACCATCTCCGCTGCCTTCTCCACTGGAACTTCCGTTGGAGTTGGATGAAGACCCACTTTGATTTTCTGATGAGTTTCCTCCATCATTTGATTTTCCATTTTCTCCTGACGATTGGCCAGAAGAATTAGAACCACTAGAGCTACTGCTAGTACGATTCCGAGAGCTAGTTCGATTGTCATTGTTATTGTTGGTTTTTGTTGTTCCTATGTTTGTGCCTGAAGAGGTGCTAGAGCCTACATCTATGTTAACACTACCTACGTTTGAAATAGCCCCTAGATTCATAACATTGCTTACAATGTTTAGGGTGGTATTTGTTGTGGTAGTTGTTGTAGTTGTTACTCCAACTCCTTGACAGGGTGATGTACTTTGATACTTCAAATATACACTATTTATCCAATTATCAAAAGTTCCATCCTGTAACTCTGTATAGGAGAAAGTCTTAACTTGTCCGTAGTAAGCGATTACTATAGGACTAGACATGTCTGCGTTAATAAACTTTAACTCCTGTGTACACGGATCTGTATACGAATAAATAAAGCTCTGCCCCCGAAGAGACAGAGCTATCATAAATAGAATTAGTATTTTAGTTTTTAAATACACCTGACTTAATGAGATTTTGAATCACATTAGTACAAGCGGTCTCCAAAGATTTACGAGTAGCTTTACCTACTGTGCTTTGAGAGAACTTCATATCATCTAAAGATTTTAAGAATGATTCACCAGTTTTAGTCGACTCTCCTTCGCCAGATCCAATATAGATCTGACCTGTCTTAGCATCCACAAAACGGACCTGTAAACGTATGAAGGTAGTGACAACAACTTTTGACTTAAGGCCATCAACTTGCTCGTCTTCATCAACAGCAAAATCAGCCACAGTAACATACACAAAGTAGTGAGCAGGCTTAATCTTACCTTTACCATCAATAGGCTCATCGAATACGCCTTTCTTTGATGCTTTGAATTGGGTGACCATTCTTTCTTTGATCTCTGATTTTTCTTCCGTAAATATAAATCTGTTTGTTTCATCCAAATAATCCAAAACAGATTCTGCAAACCCAAGACCTACGTTCTTTTCCTGGAGGGCAGGATAAAGAGCAAGTACCTTGGTCATATCTACGCTTACCACTTGTACTGTTTTTTTAATAGAATCACTATAATTAGATACAGTGGAGATGTCTTTCACCTCCACTTTATCTTCTTCGGTAGTAGTCTTCATAGAACCACAACCTGCCAAGGTCAAGACTACAAGAGCCATGAACTTGTTAAACCACTTACCAAGGGTCTTCCTCATCAGCTTGTGGTTTGGTTGCAGGAGCAGCTACAGGTTTCTCTACTGTTCTTTCTTTGATGATAGTAGTAGTTCCACCGCTAGATTGTTTCTGCTGGTTAGTGTTGTTGTTCTCTAGATTTAAGTTAATTACAGGTGCAGCCGCAGGTGCTTGTTCTGTTTTAACTTCTTCTTTAGGTTCTTCACCACCAAAGTGGGTAGCAAACCATGCACCTCCTGCAGTTACAGCAGTGGTGATTGCGCCAATGATAGCTTTCTTAGTAGCTGACATTACGCTTTCTTCTTGTTCTTCTGACATATTATTATGGATTATTATTTGACAATGATTCTCCGTCTTCCTCATCCACCTTCTGTATTAGCATCTTATCTCGATCTTCAGAGTTAAACCAGTAGTCTACTACTTTGTTCAAGTTACCTACAAATGCTCCAAAAAGGATAAGCAACATTTCTTTCCAGTTCTCTTGAATCTCTACTCCGAAGAATACAGCTGAGTTAATACCAAGGATAATAAAGAAGAACAAACCTAATACGATAGCAGTAATCTTCCAACGATTAGCTTGCATTTGTTGTAGCATATAATAGAACCTATTCTTAGGATCTACTACTACTGGTTCTGCTTGGCTAAAACCAAGTGCTTTTTTTATGTTCATTTGTTTACGATTATTTTAGAGTGTAAGATTTCTTTTTGAGTTGTTACAGAAAGCACATAGAAGCCATTAGGGAGACGATCTAGGTTTGCATTATACTTGTACTTACCTGCAGGCATTCTCTCGCTTAGAATCGTTTGTACACGTCTTCCAATCTCATCAGAGATAGCTACGTCTACTTCGCTATCTTCTTTGATTTTAAATTGGATCTGAATAGGTCCATCTGTAGGGTTAGGAAAACTAATAATAGAATTCAACTCATCTAGAGAGATAACTCCTTTGTTAATTCTACGTACTTCAATTACTCCCATAGCAGGAGTGATATTCATGTCTTTAGAGTTTTTGTCTCCTACGTATTTAGCACCTGTCCACAAAGCTGCAGTAGCCCAAGAATCTTGAGGTTTTTTAGCGATGAATTGAAGAGTGAATACTTGCTCTCCGTCATTAAGCATGTTCTCATTAGTTAAGTCCGCTGCTCCCCAAGAGATAGTTCCGTTAGAAGGGTTCAAGTAAGAAGTCCACTTCATGATCTTCTCAGTGTTTTCTACTTTCTTAAACTCTAAGTAAGCAGTGTCATAACGCAAGTCTAATTGTAGTGCACCTAAGTTCTTACCGTTAGTCAAAACTTTAACTGGTACGTTAACCAAGTTACCTTCGTCTACAGTTACTTTAGGCATGTTAATTTCGATAGTTTCTGCAGGGAAGTCGTATTCTACAGTCTCATCAATGATGTAACGCTTAGCATTAGCTTGATTAGTAATCTTGATAGGAGTCAAACGAGCCATCTTAAATCCTGTAGAGTTAGCATCACCCTTAACAGCTACGTAGTAAGTGATAGAGTCTCTACCGTCAATTGTGTAGTTAAAGTTATTAATAGTAGAGTAAGTAGAAGTTAAGTTAGTAGCAGATCCGTTAATTGAATTATACTCAGCAACAGTAAAGAACATTACGTCTTTCTTAGAGTTAGGCCAAGAAGTAAATCTACCTGCCAAACGTCCGTATACAGAGTAAACGTCTGCAATAGAAATAGTTCCATCAGTTCCGTTAACGTCCATAGTGTAGTAGTCGAAACCTGAAGCAACGTATTGACCTAGAATAGACTGGTTAATTTTCTGTGCATCTGCAGTAGAGAATACGTTACCAGGAGTCATAGTATCTCCCTTAACAACCATTCTTACATCCCAGTAAGTAGTATCCAAGAATTTCTTAAATACAACAACACCAGTAGAGTTAGTTGCTTTAGCTTCTACTTGAGTCCAAGATCCTGAAGGAGCTTTCTTTTCCAAAGACACCCACAAGTTTTTAGCGTCAGAGCCTGTTACGTTTTTAAACTTAGCAGCAAATCTCAAAACTTTCTGGTTAAAGCGACCACCGTAAGAGTACACTACCAATGTAGTATCGTTACCCCAACTAGTAGCAGCCTTATTTGCGAATGATTTAACACCTGATACCTTAAGAGTCTTAATAGAATCTAATGTGTTCCATACAGCAGCTCCTGCGTGTGTGAAAGTAAGATCGAATGTAGCTCCGTTAGAATAGTTAAAAGTAGAGCTAGATCCTGTGTAAGCCAATGTAACAGTTAAGAAACCCTGAGAGTTACTATCTACGTACTGTAGGTATTGGTCAGAAGAAGATATTTTAAGAGAAGGCACAACTCCTGTGAAAGCTGTGTTATCATAAAATACACGGAATTGCATACCTGTAATCTTTTCAGAAGTAGAGGTATTGTAGAAGTGAAGAGGAGCTACAGTCTGTCCAACAGTGTGTGTAGCTACTTGATAACCTGAGTCGATTACAACCCAATGACCTGTACCTGGAGAGGTAGCAGAACTTTGTGCTGATACATTGCCAACCAACAATGTCAACACTCCGATGATTACTTTAAATAGTTTATTCATTTTGTTTTGTTTTAGTTAATCTAGTTAATTTATGTAATTGTTCAATTGCATTTGCCTGTAACCAAGGCTCTGGGGTTGGTAATTTTTTTATAAAGTCTAGCTCGTAGATATAACACTTAAGTTCTTCTTCCTCCTGAGAGTGTTCTACTGGATGTAACAAGTAGTACAAGTGAAGACTTTCATGTACAATAACACAAGCTAGGTTACTGATTGAGTTCATTTTTACGTCCCCTGTAGCGATGAAAATGGTTCCACCATCTTGGGAGATTGTGTTAGAGGAATAGGGGCTAATCCAAAAGTCTATTACTTGACAGACATCTATTACTCTAGTGTAAGCGTTGACATCTGTTTCAGCAATTAATGCTAAGGCTGAGTCTACCTTTAAATCCCAACCATCCCCTGCCTTCATCACATTGATTTGAGAAGAACAGGGGACAGAAAGAATTAGAAAAAGACTAATTAGTACAGATTTCATAATCTTCTACTAGATAGATTCTTTTTGCTTTATGTTTTAATTTCTTACATTCTCTGATATTGGAGGCAGCCACTCCTACAAACTTTGCAGCTTCTTTAGAGTTTAAGAAGATGTGGGTTTCTCCTGTAATAGTGTTGGTTAACTTAAGATGTTTTTTACTATTAGAAATACTTTGCTTTATAAGATATTCTTCTGTCTGTAGTTTTCCTCCATAATTAGGATTGTTACTACCAGCAGAAGATTCTGATATCTTACCTAAAGACTCTGTAGAGTGTTTCTTTCCATAAAACGCATTGTTTACTCCTGTAGCTTTTAAAGACATAAGTTGTTTTGTACCTAATGACAAAACTTTTTTCTTATCGTGCGTAGGAGTTAGATAACAGTTTAAACCATTCTCTACACTACAAAAGTGTTCTTGATAGTATCTTTCTCTTTCTAATAAATTTTCACTAGAACAAAATTCTAGTATTTCAATCTTGTGTAAGTCAACACCATGCTTTATCAAAGAATTATAAATAGCTCTTTGTTTCTTAACTCTATTTGGGGTTAAGTAGTAACTACAACGTATACGCAAGTTAACAGCCTCACCTACATAAACTTTGCCTGTAGGAGAAGTTATCTTGTATATACCTGAGGTACTAGGAAACCCCAAAATAGAATCATGCATATTATTTAATGTCTTCTGATTTAATCAAAGTGTAGGTAAAAGAATCTCCCTGTAATTTAGCACCTTTCTCACAGATAGCAAGAAATTTATCAAAATCAGCAGATTTTTTAAATACTTGACAACCATGACTCCAATCATTTACTTGAGCAGAATCCACTCCTGCTTTGTGAATGTTGATACCAAATACACCAGTTTCAGTTTTATCTTCTTGGTATACTCCGTCTTTAGTATAGTCACGGAATACAGTAAGAGGAGCTTTCTGCTTAAGACACTTGTATTTACCTTGGTGAAGACCTATACCATGTGATCCTGGATATTGTCCTGGTTTAACACGAGCAGTTCCACCACCGTTATCTGTGGTACAAGGCCAGATGTGAAACTTCCATTCTCCACTCTCTTTATAACTCAAAGTCATCCAATCATCAAATGCATTGGTAACTTTTTGTCCTGTAGCACTATTACGAATACCAATTACATTGATATTAAATTCTCCGTTCTCGAAGTATTTGTGCCCTTTAGCTTTAACAGCTGCTTCAATTTGTTCTCTAGTAAAACTCATAGTATTTTATATTTTAGTTTATAGTTTATAGTTTACAGTAAATAGTAAATTAGTCTTCGCTAGGTGCTTCTGGCTTCTTCATGATTTTCTCTGCACTGGTCAAAGAAAGACAACCAAAAGCTAACAAAGCAACTGCATCCACCAAAGGAACAGAAGGAGCAAAGTGAGCTTCAGTAAAAGAGTTAGCGTACAATGTAGCGCATAGAGTCAATGTGCAAACTAAGCCGCACAAGCGTTTCATGGAGACAGAACCCTTCTCATCT